CAAACAGTTCCACTGTCAGCATTGCAATCAGAAAGATCACAGAGACAACAGTTGCAAGATGAGCTCAAAATGATAAAAGACCACGTTGCTTTACTACAATTTAGTCAACAACAACAACCCACACCAAAAGACGACTTAGACAAATTAGAAGATGGAGATGTCTTGACAGTTGGAGAGGCTAAAAAGTTTCTAACTAAAATGGACACGAAATATCAAACGTCTATAGAAGAACTAAAGGTGATGCAAAAATACGCCGATTATCAAGAGGTCATCTCAAAATATTTACCAGAAATATTAAAAACAAATCCAGGGTTAAAGAGAACGCTAAAACAAACGCAGGATTATGAACTTGCTTATTACTTGGCTAAAAATTCCGATAGTTATCGGTCAGAGAACAAAAAGAGCAAGAAGTCCATCGAAGCACAACGCATAGTTGAAAACTCGCAGAAAGCGGGTAATTTGTCAAGCATGGGCGCTACTACTCCTATCTCTCAAGCTAAACGATACAAAGACATGCCAGACGACGATTTTAGATCTCTTGTTAATCAAAACCTTGGGGTAATTTAACGGAGAATTAAATGACAACAACAACGGTAGCTGTATTACCACCGGCCGTTCGAGAGTATTATGACCGATTGCTGTTAATGACAGCATATCCAACTTTAATACATACGAAATTCGCGCAAAAGAGAATTTTGCCTGAAAAGAACGGTGATACAATCGTCTTTAGACGCTACTCTAAGCTTGATACTGTACCAATTCCACTTGTAGATAGCATAACTCCACCAGGAGCTCCACTATCTGTAACAGACATCAAAGCCAGAGTAGATTTCTATGGTAACTTTGTTACTATTACAAATCAAGTACAATTAACAGTTGAAGACAGGGTTTTAAACGAATCTGCAAGATTGTTAGCGCAAAACTTAGCCCAAACAATGGACGAAGTAACGCGTGATGTGCTTGCGAGTACAACTTCAGTGCTACAATGTAGCAACGGAATTAACGGAGCAACCCCGACAGAATTAACAAAAGCTGATTGCGATTCAGCAGTTAAAACTTTGCTAGGAAATGATGCTCAGATGATTTCTGAAGTAATCAAATCTAGCACAGGTATAGGAACAACTCCTACACGACCTGCATTTTGGGCTTACATTGACACTGACTTACTAGATGATCTAGAAGCAGTAGCAAACTTTGTGAACTCAAGCAACTACGCCTCCCAACAGCCCGTTTTAGACGCGGAATGGGGATCAACAGGCAACATCAGATGGCTTTACACATCAGTGGGTAAAGTATCAGCAGCAGCAACTCCAGTATACAGCAACTTTATTGTCGGTAGAGTATTTGCCGACTTAAAATCAGACCTAATTGACTTGGAACTCTCAGCGGCATAGGACGGAGACAACAGGGGGCAAGCGAAAGCGGCCTGAACGACTTAAGCGGTCAGATACTCGAAAGGGTAAAGCGAAAGTCTGAACTATATGGAAACATGTAGAGGAAGAGTCGAAGAACTTTTCCCGCCACGAAAGTGGTCACAAAAGTAACAGAATGAAAGAAGCATATGCTGTAGTACATCTACGATCAGAAACAGGCGAATTCTATATTGAACCGCTTGGCTCTGCAGGTGCGGCAGATCCACTCCATCAAAGAGGATCAGTAGGCTGGCAACATCCATTTGTATCAAGAATACTGAATGATGCATTTATGGTCAATCTTTTAGCAACCCATTCATAAGGAGGAGGTAAAATATGTCACAGATGAAAGTATACGGCTGGACTAACCCTGCTACTGCGGTTGCTAGGAATGAGTCTATAGGTTTTACGGTAAGTCAAATTACAACAACCAACATAACAGATGGAGCACAATATTATTGGGATTCATCAATGGCTGACGGATATTACGTAACAGTAAGTTCTGGAGCAGTAACTACATCTAATGGTTTCACACCATTAGCACAATCAACAGCAGTTGGAGCTACTATTAGTGGGTTCACAAATGCTAATCCAGGGGTAATAACTGTCAACGATACAGCTACTTTTGGTTTTGCGGCTGGAGATACAATTAAAGTAACAGAAGTTGCTGACGATTTAACAGGAACACTAAGTTTAAATAATAACTTTACAGTGGCCTCTGTAACGGCAACAACAATTACTTTAGTAGAAAACACAACTGTAACTGCATATAGCGTGTGGGTTTCAGGTGGTATAGTTACAAGAGTATCTGATACGGATGGTAATCCTATACCGATAGAAAATAAAGCTATCGTTGGAATTACATTAGGTACTGGCGTTGTCGGAACAGACGACGACGTTATGACTTATGTAGCCCACGGATCGAATTCAGTAGTGTAAAGAGACTACATTGGTAGTGTAAAGAGACTACAACATCAAGGGGGCAACTCTGCCCCCAATTTCAACAATAAGAGGTAAAGAATGAGCTACATAAGGCACAAGGTCGCAAGTACCAAAGATATTCAAAATCTTCCAATCATTGGCAATCAACCAACAAGCGAAAAAGAAGAGAAATATTTAAGGGAAATTTGTGAGTTTGAATTTAGCAACTTAGAAGAGCCAGGTCTATCGAATTCGTTCCCGTATGGGGACACCAAAAGGCAACATAAATTTGTATTTTTCCATGGTGGTAAATATAAAGTTCCAAGGTTCATCGCAAGACACGTAGAGAGTTGCACCACACCAATTTGGAAGTGGAGACCTGACGGGAGTGGCAGCATGGCGAAAAAAGAAGTTGGCACAAAGGCCCGATTCCAAATGAGACAATCCTTCGACATGAAGTAAAACAGAGGTAAAAAATGGCCACATGGACTTTATCAGACATTAGGCAAAAAGTTAGAAAAGTAACTGGAAGACTGTCATCTGAAGAATTGTCAAATTCGCAAATTGACGAATATATAAATAAATATTATCAATTTACATTCCCAGCAGAGGTAAAGCTTGAACAAAAACATACATATTATAGTTTTTTAACAACAGAAAATCAAGCTTATTATGATACCCCTGATACCACTTATACAAACTTCGAGCCACCAGCCACCGTTAATAATTTAAGATTATTGTGGTATCAAGAGCCAAAAGTTTACATGGAGTCAAACCCACTACAATATACATTTTCAACCCCTTGGACAGGGGACGGGGTTACTGTTACTTTCACCACTAGCGTCACAGGTTTCCCGATTTATCCTGGAACGCTGACTATATACGATGGAACAGAAACCTTCGAGGATACAAACCAAGATTGGACAGCGGCAAATGTTACTTTGACTGGTAGTGCTGGCGGTTCAGCCACGATCAATTATGACACAGGCTCAGTATCAGTGACATTTAATGCAGCACCGAGTGATGGACAAGACATTAATTTGAACTATGTTTTATTCAAAGCAGGTAGACCCCAATCTATACTATATTTCAACAATCAATTTCAATTGTATCCACCCCCTGACCAAGCTTATGTAATCGAAATGAAAGCTTACAAAATAGTAACAGCTCTAACTAGCGCGACACAAACCCCAGAATTAAGCGAATGGGGGCCGTGTATAGCCTACGGGACTTCACGAGACATATTCTCTGACTTTGGCGAGAACGACGCTTACGCGGAGACTACGGCGTTATATCGGGAACAGGTCTCGTATATATTAACAAGAACAACGCAAGACTTGTTGAACACAAGAACAGCCCCACACTTTTAACAATTAGAGGCAATTATGGTTTGGAATAAAGCATTACCATCAAATACAACAAAATTAAGAAATATTGGGGAAGATATCCGACCTAATTGGGAGGCTATAGAAGACGGAGCAGCAACATTTATGCCTAAGTCTATTAACTTAGCCGACCTTGTCGGGGCGGACGCAGCGACCGTTGCCGCCGCCGTTGCCCTATATGCGAAACAAGACGATGCCAACAAGCCCCAAGTATTTGCAATTGATCCCGATGCTGTTATTACACAACTAACTGGAAATTTTAGTAGTGCCGTAAACGGGGCTGGATGGACACATTATACATATGTAATTCCAGGAGGTAGCGGAATAATTATAAAATTTGGTCAATGTGATTCTAGTAATGGGGCAGGTTCAACATTAACTTTTGCAACTAAATTCCCTAACGCTTGTCTAGGAGCAATAGTTACACCCACTAATTCCACCGCAACCAAAGTTTCTACAGATAGTTTTTTGGATGTAAGCTTTAAAGCTTATAACGATGTTGGAACCTTATCCAGCAGATTCATAGCATGGGGAAATTAATGCCATTACAAAGTTTACAAATAGGTCCATTTCAAACGGGGTTAGACACGGATTTAGAGCCGTGGACAGCACCACCAGATTCATTTTCGGAGGCGGATAATGTTCATATACATCACGGATATATTGAAAAAAGACAAGGATATGGGTTCTTTGGGGTACTTGAGCCCATGGGATCTACTATTGCAATTACTGGGATTACAAGGGCGAATCCGGGTGTAGTAGCAACAGCTCTTGCCCACGGTTATACCACTGGAGACAAAGTATATATTACAGACGTCACTGGCATGACAGAAGTAAATAATAAAATATACACGATAACAGAAACGGCATTGGCAGATGAGTTTTCGATTAATTTAGATACATCGACTTTAACCGCATATGGAGCTGGGGGAACAGTAGCCGCCACAGATGTCACCACCGACAGAGTGATGGGTATTACTAGATACAACAAACCTGGCGGGGGTAAAACAACTTTAGCCTTCAACGCAAGAAAAGCTTATTGGTATAGTAGTGCGCTAAATACATTCGACCAACTAGACGCAGTTGGCGCTAATATATTTAATTCAGGAGAAGAAGATTATGTCTGGTCAACCAACTGGCAAAGCGGAAGTGATCCAAGAGTCAACAGATTATATTTTACCAACGGACTTGCTGGAACTCCAGCAAATGCACCTACAGCAGATGGCATCAGACATTATGACGAAATTGTCAGTGCAACAACCACAAAGCAATTTAACCCTACTCTTAGTCCAGCAGCCCCCGCTGTTCAAAGGACATTGGTTGGCGCGAAACTTCTTTTTACAATTGGACAGCGATTAGTAGTCTTAAGCACAAATGAATATACTGGACCTGGTGTTGGGACAGTTACTAACTACCCCCAAAGAGCTAGATGGTGCGCTAAACAAAACCCAGAAAATTGGATAGATACAGTGGCAGGTGGTGGTGGTTTTGCTGATGCTGCAACAGGCGATCAAATCGTTTCTGCAAGGGCAATCCAAAACCAAATAATCGTTTTCTTTACAAACTCCGTATGGTCATTGGTATCAACAAACGACCCAAATAGGGCATTTAGGTGGCAACGAATTAACGACTTTAGAGCCTGTGATGGAAAAATGGCAACTATTGGGTATGATAGATATGTTGTCGCTCTTGGCAATCGTGGTATTACTGCAACAGATGGCGTTGAAACTCGTAGAATAGATAATAGAATAGAAGATTTTACAACAGACGTAATAAATTTTGGTGAATTTGGAAAGGTATTTTGTGAACGGAGTTATACTAACACTCGATGGTGGACTCTTTTTAATAACAATGATGCCACTGATAATGAGAACAATTCAGCATTAATTTACGATGATGATTCAAACGCATATACAACTTATGAAATTAAAATAAATTGCCTTGGCTACGGCGATTTTACTAAAGATTACGGTCTTGATGATTTTACAATAGCAAATGGGTTTTTCGATCCTGAGACAGGAGAAGAATTAACACTAGAAGACTATGACGAAAAGCTGACATTACAATCATATTTTTGGCAAGACGGGCAAGAGGCTCTACTTGGTGGTGATTTAAATGGCTCTGTATTCATCATGGAGCAGGACGGTGACGACTACGGTGGCGATATTAGTTCGACCTTTACAACGGCTGCCTGGAACCCATTTAAAGACGAACCTAAAGAGTGTCAGTTAAATTATGTAGATATATATGTCGATACAGAGTTAGAGACAGAAGCCACATTAGAGTTCTACAAAGACACAAATCAAGCCCCTTATGCCTCCCAACAGATCAATTTCCTTCCTGATTTGAACTTTGTAACAACAATAATAGGTGCGACACAAGCGAATCCAGTTAGTGTAAGCGCTCCAGATCATGGATTAGTCACTGGCGACGTGATATATATTTATGGCGTAGCTGGGATGACAGACATAAACAGTGGTGGGTCAGCTATTAGTTATACAATAACTGTAGTCGATACAAATACACTTACTCTAGATGGAATAGACGGAACAGCTTTTAATACATACGTATCAGGTGGTGGTATTTATTTAAGAAAGTTCTACAAGACCAAGACATGGAAACGTGTATATGCAGGAGGGATTGGCTTTCAACATCGGTTTAAGTTTACGTCTTCTGGCAAAGATAAAGCATTCAAGATACATGGATATAAACCCACTTTTAGACCAATAGGTCGTAGATTGGTGAATTAATGACGCTTCCATCGAATATAATCCTTCCACTAAGAAGGGACTATCAAAATGATGAAGATATGGATCGTTATTTCAAAGATCTAGTGTATGAACTGCAAGCCATGTATGAGTCCATAGTTGAAAATGTTAATGGTTCAATCAGAAATTATGCAGATGTAGATCAATCAAAATGGGTTCCAACGCTTAATGGCACAGTGGCAGGTGATTTTATATACACACAACAAGTTGGATGGTCAATACGTCAAGGGATTTATACAGAGATTTTCTTTGATATAATATGGTCTGCCACTACATCTAGTGGTAATTTATACGTTGAACTGCCATATCTAGTAACAACTAGCGACGGTATGCCTTTTGTAGGAACAATACAAGCTTCAAATCTTACCTATTTAGGCAATTATTTAGTAATTAACGCAATACCAAATACATATCGTGGGGAGATATACGGCGTAACTCCAGCAATGCCAACAGCTAATTTAGCAGTACAAGCATCTGGACGCTTAATTGGACACCTCCGATACATAGGAACAAGCGATGAATAAAACAGAAGAACTTAGATGGATACGCGTATTCACACCGGATCATGTACCGCGTTATCTAATTGAGCAAGTCCGCGATAGGGATTATTCCGTAGAAGAATTTTTCCAATATCACCAGATAAACTGTTTAACACAGTCCAACAAAGAATTAACTTTAAATCCTTTTTCACATTTATATGTTTTAGCTAATAAAGAAAATTATATTAAAGGTGTTCTTTGGTTTTCAATAGACGCTCTTTCAAAAGACATATTAATACAGACATTTAGCGTAGATAAAGAATATTGGGGCAAAGGACAAGCTGTTAAAATGTTAGCAGAACATATAAAAAAAATTAGGAAAAAAGGAAATTTAAACAAAATCTATTGGGTAACAAACTATCCTAAGCACTCAGAGCGTTATGATTTTAAAAGATCAAAAGCGGTGTTAATGGAATATGACCCCAAAAAACAGGATATAGGTGGTAATAATGGGAAAAACGATGATGGGAAGCACAACCCACGAGGGGAACATCGGGTTGTTAACACCCGAACAACAGGGGTATCTGAGCAGTGCAATGGGGGGACTGGGACAGATGGGGCAGCCACAAGACCCGCAACAGTTCCAACAAATGTTTCAAAAGTCGTTCATTGACCCCGCACAACAAGCAATGCAACGTCAGATCATACCTGGAATTAAAGAACAATTTTTAGGCGATGAATCTGGATCATCAGCATTAAATCAAGCATTAGCACAAAGTGCAACAGATCTATCCTCGACACTGGGGCAACAGTATATGAATCAATATAATATTGGTCAAAACCGACAAATGCAGGCATTTACTGGTCTTGGGGGATTAGCTGGACAAAGAACGTTTGATCCATTGATTCAACAACGACAGGGTCTAGCGGGACCGTTAATAGGAGCATTAGGACAAATTGGTGGTGCTGCATTGAATCCGCTGGGTGGCATTGGCAAACTTTTTGGTGGAGGATAAAATGGTATTATTACAAGACACCAGTGGCATAGCACAGGGAATACAAACAGCGGGTACGGCATTAGCTAAGGCCTTGCAGGAAGGTTCAAAGCAGGCCAGAATACAAAAGATATTAAAGCCACAACAAGTAACGGAACAAAACCAATCGGATGTGGATATACCTAATCTAGCAGAAATACCTGAATTTAGACAAAAGTTTGAAGATATGTTGCAACAAAAGCAGGACGAGACTGGCGAAGTTATACATGCTCCAGAAGAAGTTGCAATGTGGGAAGATTATGTTGGAAAGGCACAAACTCTTCTTGAAAAAACGTTAACCCCTCAACAAGTTCAAAAAGACCAAAAATCGCAAGAGGGTATGTCGCCACTCTCGCCTAAAGTTATGGCTTTAGCTCAAGAAGACCCCCAGTTAGCTAAAATGTATCAATCTGGAGAGCTTGCACAGCAACAAATGGCTCAAAAAGAGAAGCTTGCCCAACAACGATTTAATTTTGACCAAGCTAATGAAGCGGAAAGAAGAAGCCAATTTGGACACGCACAAACTAAAGAGTATAGAGGGGGAATAGAAAGAACAAGTAATAGTTATAAAGCCCAGACGTTAAGTTTAGATACAATGGAAAATGCAATAAACAGTGGTGATTTAGGTCCTTGGAGTAAGGATTTTTTAACAGATGTGTTGGCTGAATCAACAGGTATAGAAGCTTTTAGAAATTTAAAGTCTCCAAAAGGCTCGCAATTCCTATCTGCACAAAAAGCCTTATATAGTGATTTAAGAGAACTTTTCCCAGGACAAATTAGAACAGCAGAACTTACTCTTTTCGGACAGTTTCTTCCACAACTTGGACGAAGTAAAGAGGCTAACCAAGCTGTTTTTGGAATGTTAAAAGCACTACATGAAATGAAGGGTAAAAAAATAGAAGCATATAATAAAATTACTAGTCAATATGGCGGTTTTACACCCATAAATATTTCAGCATTAGTAGAAAATGAACTTAAAGAACCCGCTAAACAAATAATGGATAATTATAAAAAGAATTATTTATTTGCACGAGGAAATACTTTTAAAACGCTTCCTCAAGCTCCACCAGAAGGTGCTATTTTCACCAAAAATGGTAAACGATATGTATATCGTAATGGGAAATACATAACTAAGGAATCAAAATGACTTTCAAATTCGAAGGAATAGAAGGGTC